CTGGACGACCTCGGTGGCCTTGGTCTGCCGCTGGGGCAGCGTGCCCATCTTGGTGTCGGGCATCGCGAGCGACTGCTGGAGGTAGCCTTCGAGCCGGTTGAGGTTGTCCAGGCTGATCTGCGGGGCTTCGCCGTTGTCCACGCGCTCGTAGAACTTGACGCCCTGGGGCGTGTTGGGCTTGAGCACGGCCGTGTAGCCCTGGGGCACACCGTCCGCGATCTCCTCGGGCGACTCCATAAGGTCGGGTCGCACCTGGCCGACGCCCCACGCGGCCTTCATCGCCGAGTCCAAGAGCAGGTTCACCAGCTCGTTGATCGCCTTCCACATCGGGACGGCGTGGTCCGCCAGGGCCTTGCCCTCGACGGTGCCCGGCACGCGAATCATCGGCGCGACGACGAAGGGGCGCGTCCCGTCCCAGCTCGGATTCGGGGTGGGCTTCCGCAGCACCTCGCTCCCGGCCCAGGCCCAAAAGACGTTCTCGCAGTGGACGCCATCCATTTCGAGAATCTCGCCCGTCTCGTGGTCGATGATGTCGCCCCAGCCCTCGAACACGTCCACGACGTAGGGGTCCGGCCCGACGTTGCGGTCCGCGTCCCGCTGCGCGCCGTTGCGCTTCTGGTACTCGTCGTTCGCCTGGCCGATGAGCCGCTTGACCGCTTCCTTGTCGTACTCGGGGTTCGCCAGCAGCTCGTGGAGCGCGCGGCGGGAGCGGTGGATTTCGTAGCGGCAGGCCGCGGCCGGGTCGGGGAAGTAGTCCTCGTACGGAATCAGCTCGACGGCGATGCGCAGCGTCTCCACGTCCACGGGCTTGAGCTGCTTCCCCAGCAGCTCGGTGGCCGGGAGGGCGTACACGTCCGCGTCCGCCTGGGCGCGCTCGAAGCGGAAGAGCCGCTTGCGTACGAGGACGGGCCACACCTTTGCGATGACGTAGGGCTCCATGATGCCCCGCTTGCAGGCGTCGCCGACGAGCACCTGAATCCCGAAGGCCGTCTCGGCGTGGTTGCCCGGCTTCCAGATGCGCTCTAGGTAGAACTGGAGCATCTCTTGGATGATCGCGGGCTCCAGGAAGGGCTTGCCCGCTGGGGAGGGCGCCTCGGCGGTCATCCAGTCGTCGCTGTCCGTCAGGGCGCGCTCGAAGGTGCCGACGATGTGCTCGACGGCGATCGGGAACCCGGGCGTCGTCTCGCGAGATTGGAAGTCCGCCTTGTAACTAAAGTCCTGCTCGCCCATGTAGGCGCGCCAATTCTCCTCGTTCTTCTTTCGGCGGGCGCGGAAGGCCACGTCCGCCCGGGTGAAGTAGCGCCGACTGATCGTCAGGATGTCGCTCGCCATTTACCCAGCCCTCCGGCTGTAGAGAAACCCGTTTTTCCGGCTATGCGGGAAGACGCCCGCGGAGTGGGACGGCGCCTGGTAGCCGGGCGTGCGGATCGACCGCAGGGCGCCGGCCATGACGTAGGGCGTGCGCGTCGGGGCCGCGAACGCGATCCAGTACCCGACGGTATCCATCCCGTCCGAGCGCCGACCGTGAATCTTGTCGATCTGCACCCGCTTGTTCCACTTCGTCCCTTCCAAGTCCTTCAACGTCTCGGGACAGGTCGGCGCGATCTCGAAAAGGCGCTCGCCCGAGGTCGAACGGAGCTGGAGGTTGACGGCAGCGACCCGTTCCTGCTGGGGCGGGTTCACATCGGGGAGGTTGAACCGCAGGGGCGCCGGATACCCGCTGAGATACTGCGTCATAAGGTGAAACGAGGACATGCCGGTCTGCCCTTCGCGTCGGCGGCCCGTCGCGTCACCATGAATCCACACTTCCGCCTGGTGCGCCGGGTAGCGGGACCGAAACTCGTTGCACATGGACGCGATGTCCGAGCGTTCGAGCGTGATCTCGTCCAGAACGCGGAAAACCCGGCCGACACGCTGCCCAATCGTCCACACCCCGTTCTCCGGGTTGAAGTCCGCGTTCAAACAGAGGGGCAGGTAGGGGTGAATGGTCGGGTAGCGGCGCCCTTCGGTGTCCAGGGGCGCCAGATTCTCGACAACATGGTAGCTGCGGCTGAATCCGGTGTAGCAGAGGGCGCCACCGATGGACGGGAGGAGGTGTCCGAGCACGCGGATCATGTATTCGGGCGAGCCGGGGGCGAAAATCGTCTTGAGGCGCTCGACTTCGGAGGCGAGGATCGTCTTGTTGTCCAGAATCCCGGCCGTGAACACGTCCAGGTCCGGGCTTTTCGCGTTCCGCTCGGCGTTGGTCGTCCCCAGGGCGACCCAGGGCTGCGCTTTCGCCTGGTACATCCAGGAGACGCCGCCCGGAATGCCCGGAGGAGGGAGGATGGTGGCCGCGCCACGGATGAGCAGGCGTCGTCCGCCGCCAATTCGGATCGTACTCTCGCGGTAGACGCCGTGATCGGGCACTTCGTCGAAGCCGATGAGGTCGATGTCCGCGCCCTGGAACACGGACTCGCCCGCGTCGGACGATTTGAAGATGGCGATGGAGCCGTTCTTCAAACGGAGCGTCTGGTTCGTGATATTCCAGGCCGCGATCTCGCTATCGGGGATGAGCGGTGGCCGCCCGTCGATGCGCGCCCCGTTGTTGAAGAGCTTGGGCTGAAAGATGTTCCGGGAGAGGTCCAGGGTCAGGCTGATACACCAGACGCGCTTCGGGCCGGCGAAGACGAACCCGGGCGCGTAGGCCTCGCGGGGGTCCAGCACGCCGAAGCGGAGGAAGGACGCAATGATGATCGCCAGGGCCTCGGACTTCCCCGAGCGGTTCGCCCCGAACAACCAGGCCTCGGACTTGTCGCTCTTCAACAGCGCACGCTGGTGCGCGAAGAGGCCGCTCGGGCTCTCATCGGACCAGTCCTTCGTCGCGAGGCGCAGGCCGTCGCCGTCCTTGCGGTTCGCAAGAACTTCGGCGGCCTCGACGGCGTGTCGGAGTGAGTCAGTCATTTCGGCGCCAGAGGTAGTGGTAGAGGCAGACGGCGGGGAGGACGAACGGGGATGCGACCGCGACGACGATGAGCGCGAATGCAAAGGAGAGACGGGACATCACCCGAACGGCTCCAATCAACAGGGCGTCGGCTGCGCGCGACACGCCTCACCGATACCGGGCCCGCAGAAGCGCGGGTCCAGCACGAACGGGAGCTTGCTCTGCTCCAGGCGCTCGTCCTGCGCGAGGGCGACGGGACGCAGCACACATCCGGTGAGGAGCATGGCGATGAACAGCCTCATACCGCGAACTCGGCGTAGAGGGTCGGAATCTGCGTCGTGCTCAGGGTGTAGGTACTCCCCCAGGTGGCGGGCAGGGCGCCGAAGTTTTGCAACTGGGTGAGCCCGTTGACGGGCACGAGGGTCGAGTCGGTTCCCAGGTTGTCCGAGCGCGTCACGTCATGGACGTTGATCGTGCTCCCGGCGCTGTTCTGGAAGTGCGTCACGAACCAGTAATTCCCGGGCTGAAGCCGGACGTTCAGTGTCGCGCTCTTCGTCCCGGCCGGGTTCGTCGCGACGTTCCCCGAATCCGCGAGGAGCGTCTTGGGCAGAATGTCCCCGTTCCCGCCAGAGCCGTAGACGCCCGCGCGCCAGTTTGCCGTGGCCGCGACGGTGATGCTCACCTTGAGGGACACAAGGAGGACGGGGTAGTCGATCGTGTAGCGAAGCGCGTAGATGAGCTTCGGATCGGCTCCGGGCCCGACCGAGATGGTGCCCGACCCAGCGATCTGCCCGCTGGGAGCGTTGACCAGTTGGAGCAGCGTGGCCGGACCGTTGACGTTCGCCCCTTGGAGGTAGTTGCGGTACTTCGGGTCTGACTCCGAGGACAGGCCTGTGCCCGGAATCACGACAGCCGTGCCGCCGACGAGCGTAGCCACTAGAACACCACCTGTTTGCGGAGCGTCGTGTTGACCGTGACGGCGCCAGCGGTCCACGCCGAGACGCGCGCCTTGAGCCACCGCGGGCAGTTGAGAATCGAGTATTGCCCGGACGTGGTGATGTCCGAGCCGACCTGGTTCCCGTGCGTCGCATTGGCCGGGATCGTCGGCGCATCCGAGCCCCGCACCTGCACGGTCGCCGTGGTAACGATCGTCACGTCGATGCTGCCCTGGAAGAAGTCCATCGAGTCCATCCACACGCCGTCCGCAATCGCGACCGCCGCGTCGATGAGGGTGATGTTCGATGCGCGCCGCGTGACGGCGTTGATTGTCCCGTTCGCCATGGAGTCTCCTTACACGGATTCGATGTAGCCGTTCATGCCGTAGCTGAACGAGGTCAAGTTGGTTCCCCCGGCGACGATCGCCGTCCCGGCGGGCACGCGCACCTCACACGAGATGGGCATGGCGAGCACCAGGCCCGAGGTCGCCGGCAGCTTGAGGATTATCAGGTCGTACGGCGCGCCGTCGTCCTCGGAGGGGAAGCCGAGCTGCGCCGTCCCGACGAGGCCGCTGCTCACGGCACAGACGTAGGCCGCGAGGATCGTCAGCGTCTTCCCGGCGGGGACGGTGTAGATCGTGTTGCCCACGGTGAGCGACCCCATGCGATGCACGGTCCGGGAGGTCGAGGGGACGCGGGCGGCATGAACCTTGTAGGGCACGGCTAGATGTACCTCGCGATGACGTTGTAGCCGCCGACCGTACAGGTCAGGCCGAACGACCCGCTGGTCACGCCGGCCAGGATGGTCGGGGAGTTGGAGGAGATGACAAAGCCGAAGTCCCCGTTGATCCCTTTGAGCCGGATCGGGTCCGTGTTCGTCGTCGGGGGAATGAGGATGATGAGGTTGAAGGGCGTGAGGGTGATGATGCTGTCCGAGACGAGGTTGAAGCCGGCGCCGCACTCGACGGTCGTCTCCAGTGCGTAGGGCGCGTTGATTGCCCACTGGACGAGGACGTTCGAGTCCCCGGCGAAGTCGCCCCGGATGGCACAGGAGAAGGTTGCAGTCGTCGGGCTCGCCATGGTCCTACTTTCCGCCCCGGAAGGCCGTGTCGATGCGCCGATGCGCGTCCGCCTCGTCCCGCGATCCCCGCACCGCATCCGAGAGGATGCTGGCGAGGTTGTGCTGCGCCTGCGCGTCCGCGCGCCGCTTGTGCGTCCCGAGCGGCTTCCCGTCGATCGTCGTCTTGTAGACGCGGCCCATCCGACGAATCATCCGACCTCCACGATGACGCCCGCCTGATCCATCACGCGCCAGCCGAGCTGCTGGACGGCCGCGACGAGCATCACGCGCAGCTCGACTTCCCCCTGGAGGGAGAGGTCGGGGCGGGAGTCCGGGCCCCCCGCCAGGAAGGAACGAAGGCGGGACAGCTCGTCGGTGCTCTTCACGAGGTTGAGACAGGCCTTGGTCAGGCGC